AAAAGTAGCTCATTCAATTCGTATGACCGGCAAAAAATATGGTAAGAGACCGTATAAACGCATTATGTCTGCCGAAACTCGTGCTAAAATTGCGGAAACAATTAAGATTAGAAATGCCGCGGGGTATTCAGAATCTAATATAACTAGGCATAAACGATCTGTAGCCGCTAAATTAACATGGGCGCGGCGTAAAGGACTTAGCGCATGACCACATATAGTTGTTATGATCAAATAGTGGGCGCGTTGAGGCTCCTAGGAGTGTTAGCCGAAGGCGAAACGCCCTCGTCAGAGACAGCGAATGACGCACTATTTGCTCTTCAACAGATGATCGACAGTTGGGACACCGAACGGCTTTCGGTGTTCTCAACGCAGGATCAGGTGTTCAACTGGCCGTCAGGTGAAAGAAACCGCACGTTAGGCCCGACCGGCGATTTTGTGGGCGAGCGTCCTGTGTTGCTGGACGACGCGACTTACTTCCGCGATCCACAGACTAACGTCTCTTACGGCATTAAATTCATCAATCAGCAACAGTATGACGGCATTGCGGTCAAGACCGTAACGTCTACTTACCCACAGGTCATATTCACTAATATGACCTATCCAAACATTGATATGGTCATCTACCCTGTGCCGCTGCGCTTGCTAGAATGGCATTTCATTTCGGTAGATAAGCTCACGCAGCCTGCGACGCTGGCGACAACGATTCTTTTCCCGCCAGGCTATCTGCGGGCGTTTCGTTACAATCTGGCTTGCGAATTGGCTCCTGAGTTCGGCGTTGAGCCATCAAACCAAGTGCAGCGCATCGCCATGTATAGCAAGCGCAATCTGAAGCGCATCAATAACCCCGACGACATCATGGCTCTGCCTTACAGCATCGTCGGGACGAGACAGCGTTACAATATTTTTGCTGGAAATTATTGATGGTCGCAACGCCTATCCTTGGCTCTAGTTATGTCACCCGCAGCCCAAATGCGGCTGACAACCGCATGGTTAACTTGTTTCCTGAAGTTGTGCCCGAAGGCGGTAAGCAGGCCGCGTGGCTCCAACGCGCGCCTGGGTTGCGGTATCTTCAGACGCTTGGCGCGGGGCCGATCCGTGGGCTTTGGACGTTTACAAGTGATACGATAGATCCAGCTCCTGGCGAGTCAGCAACAACAGCCTATGGCTATGTCGTATCCGCGCAGAAATTATACCGTATTGATTCTGAGTATAACTACACAGAATTAGGAACGATTGACGGCACTAGCCAAGTTAACATGACTGATAATGGGCGGCAGATGTTTATTGCTGCCGGTAATTACGGCTATATCTACAATAGCACGTATAAAGAGATTGCGTTTAATACCACCAATACAAGCACGACCGTATCGGGCGGCGATACAACATATCTTTACCCAGGACAGCCTGTGTCAGGCACAGGCATACCTACAGGCGCGACAGTCGCTAGTGTTACCAATGCTACCACGTTTGTCTTGTCGGCAGCGGCGACCGCAACCAATACAGGCGTCACGCTGACATTTAGTCCTTTTATAACTCAGCTTACGTCGCCTTTTGCGGGCGCTGTTGGTTGTGGATTTCTGGACGGTTGGTTTGTGTTTAACCAGCCAGACAGTCAGATTTTCTGGGTTATGGATTCGACCGGCACAACCATTGACCCGCTTTACTTCGCCAGCGCTGAAGGCTCGCCAGATAATCTCGTTACATTAATTGTAGACCACCGCGAGATCTGGCTGTTTGGCACCAACTCCGTTGAGGTCTGGTATGATGCTGGACTACCTGACTTTCCTATGGCGCGTATTCAAGGCGCATTTAACGAAATAGGCTGTCTTGCTGCTTATTCTGTCGCCAAGCTCGACAACGGTTTATTCTGGTTGGGCGCAGATGCTCGCGGTAATGGTATCGTTTACCGCTCAAAGGGCTACTCAGGCGAGCGTGTTTCGACCCATGCGGTCGAATGGCAGATCCAGCAATACGCGACGCTATCTGACGCTGTGGGCTACACATATCAACAAGACGGTCATAGTTTTTACGTTCTGAACTTTCCCAACGCTAATACAACATGGGTTTACGACGTGGCGACTGGCGCATGGCATGAGCGCGCTGGCTGGGAAAACAATGACTTTACCCGCACGCGCGGTAATTGCCAGATGAACTTTAATAATGAGATCGTCATCGGTGACTACCGCACGGGCGAGATCTTTGCCTATGATCCAACAGTTTACTCAGAAGCTGGCACAACGCAGAAATGGCTACGCTCATGGCGCGCTCTGCCTACAGGCCAAAACGATCTGAACCGTTCGACGCAGCATAGTCTTCAGTTAGATTGTCAAGCAGGTGTCGGTCTTCCAGGCTACAGCCAAGAGGATGTCAATGCTATTATTTACATTTATGATCGCGCTGGGGATTACATTCTTGACCGCGCTGGGTCTGCTTTAAAGATCCGCGATTATGCTCAATACACCATAACTATCGGCGCAGATCCACAGGTCATGTTGCGTTGGTCTGACGATGGCGGTCACACATGGTCTAATGAACATTGGAAGTCTATGGGTCAGATCGGTCAGACAGGCTACCGCACGATTTGGCGGCGGCTCGGCATGACGATGAAACTCCGCGATAGGGTGTATGAGATCTCCGGCACTGATCCTGTTCAGATCGCTATCATGGGCGCTGAACTGCACGTAAGCCCGACCAATGCCTAGTCAGTTCTATAACGATACTCAGATCCCAGCGGCGCGCGTTCAAATGAACGATCCCGTAACTGAGTATGTTAACCGCCCTTGGTATCGGTTCTTCTATAATCTGTTTATTCTTCTCGGCAGCGGATCGCTGCGCTACGGCACCTTTTTTGACACGACTGACCAGACGGCAGCGGCTATTAACACTGGATACCCAGTCACCTTTAATAACACTGACTTATCAGAGGGAGTTTACTTAGGCACGCCCACGTCGCGCATTTACGTGAACAGACCGGGGGCGTATAACTTTCAGTTTTCGCTTCAACTTGTTAGTAGTAGTGCTAACGCAAAACAAATTTACGTATGGGCGCGGATAAATGGCACTGATGTCGCTGATTCGGCCACTAAGATTACTATGAAAGGCTCTGGCGAAGCCTATGTTGCTGCGTGGAATTTCGTGCTAAGAATGGATACGAATGACTATTTTGAACTTATGTGGGCGACTGATAACACGGATGTCCAGATAGCGGCTGAAAGCGCAACAGCTTTTTGTCCTGCTATCCCTTCTATTATTATGACCGTAACTTGTAATATAGGTGAATAATGGCCGTCGTAACGCCCACCGCTAAAGCTCAGTTTATTGACGCCGCTGGCATACCGCTGGCAGGCGGGTTTCTTTACACTTATGAAGCTGGCACAACCATCCCGCAGGCGACCTATACGGACTCGACCGCCGCAACGGCTAACAGCAACCCGATTGTGTTGGACTCTCGCGGCGAGGCTAATATCTGGTTGTCGTCAGCTAACTATAAGTTCAAGTTGACTGATGCAAACGGCACTGAAATCTGGACGGTTGATAACATCGCCGCGCCATCTACGGCCCTGTCGCCGGTCTTTTCCAGTAACGTCACCATCTCGGCTAACACTTCTGGCCCTGCGCTTCTTGTTACGCAGACGGGCGCAGGCGCGGCCATTCGCGTTCAAGACAGCGCCGATCCTGACGCATCGCCTTTTGTTGTTGACACGTCAGGTCAAGTTGGTATCGGCACGGCTTCGCCAGCAAATGCTGTTGACGTGGCAGGCGGCGCTATTCAGATATCATCGTCTGGCGGCACGGCTCGCACGGTCATGTCGGCGGATTCAACTGACTCTATATTCTCTGTAAATGATGATCGTAATTTTACGGTCAAAACTAACGCGGCGACACGTCTGACAATCAATTCATCAAACGCCACGTCAACTGTCCCTGTTGTGCTTCCCGCTGATCCTACAACATCGCTCCAAGCTGCGACCAAAGCCTATGTTGATTTAGGATCGCCCGCTGGTATTATTGCTCCTTTTGCCGGCACAACTGCGCCTTCTGGTTGGTTGGCCTGTCAAGGCCAAGCGGTATCGCAAACTACATATGCAGCGCTATACGCTGCGATAGGCGCGACTTGGAACACAGGCGGCGAAGGCGCGGGTAACTTCAGACTGCCAGATCTTCGCGGAACATTTTTGCGCGGTTCTGGCACTAATGTTACTGGGTCATCTAGTGGCGCTGTTGGTCAAGCGGTCGGCACTTATGCGGCAGATACATATCTAAACCATACGCATACAGATAGCGGTCATACTCATACGATAGCACAAAGTGATTCTACGGTTGTTTGGAACACAGGTTCTATAGCAGGTAATTATGTAAGCGCTTCTGGAACTACTACAACAAGTTCTGGAACGGCTAACATTCAGACGTCTACGACCGGCGGCACGGAAACAAAGCCAAAGAACTATGGCGTGCTATACATCATCAAGACCTAGTATTATAGTGCCCTAGGAGGCGCAAAAATGGCATTACCAATGTTAGCAGCTATCATGGGCGGGGCGTCGCTAGGAAGCGGCGCACTTAGCTATTTGGGTGCTCAAAAGGCTGCGGGCGCGCAACAACAGGCCGCTCAACAGGCTGGTTTGTTTGGGCTTCTATCCCAACAGCAAGCACTCGCGCAAGCCCGTGAGATGGCTGAAAAAGGCGCGGGGGCTGCGGCTGACTATTATGGCAAAGGCCGCGCGGATCTTTTAGAACAAGGCCGTCAAGGCACAGAGACAGCGAGAGAGTTTTACGGCAAAGGTGTCGGATTTCAAGAACCATATATGCAAGGCGGTGCAGGGGCTTTTAATCAGCTCGCAGCGCTTTACGGCCCTGGCGGCGCGTATACGCAACAGCCTACCTATGAACAGATTCAATTAGACCCCGCGTATGAATTTCTTAAGCAGCAAGGTCAACAGGCCACGACTAATGCTGCAAGAGCTGGCGGGTTAGCTGGTTCGGGTAGCGCGCTAAAAGCAGCTGAACGTTTTGGTCAAGGTTTAGCCAGTCAAGAATACGGTAACGCTTACAATCGTTTTATGGCTAATCGATTAGCGGTTACCCAAGGGTTGCAAAACATTGCTGGCACAGGCGCTAACGCCGCTCAAGTATCGTCGCAACTTGCAGGCACGACAGGCGGGCAATTGTCGGGCAATCAATTTAATCTTGGGTCTAACCTTGGCACTATGGCATCTAATGCCGGAAACACCATAGCGGGGGCTTACACAGGCTCTATTCCAACAATGGCAGCGCTGGCATCAGCTAACCCATATGGACAGGCGCTAGAAAATGTTGGGCAGGCTAGAGCTTCTGGCTACATGGGTGGCGCGTCAGCGTTAGGCTCCGCATTACAAGGCCCAGCAAATACAATGTATTTGGCTAGTTTATATAACAATAGAAATCAGCCAACGCAGTCACCTTTCCCGCAAAGCTACAGAACGTCCATGTATGGCGCGCAGCCTGGCATATCTAATCTCTTTGGGTTGATAACATAATGCCTGTTCGTTACGACATAGCCTCTATGGTTCCTCAATCAGCGGGTGGTCTTGACCCGCTAAACGTCATGGCTCAGATGCGTCAGCAAGATCTTGCTGAAGCGCAGATGAATCAGATGGCCCAGCGCGGGTATTACCAAGACTTAGCGTCGCAACGCGCAGCGCAAGCGTCTCAGATACAGGCGATGCGTGAGGCGCGGCAGGCTGAAGAATCACAAGTCAAGACACAGCTTGAGCAAGAGAAATTACTTGCTGCAAAATTAAATCGCGTGTTTTCGAGTTTAGGCCCAAAAGCAAGTCAAGAAGATTTTCTAAAAGCTACCAATAGATTTAATAAAGACGATCCTGAATTTGCGGATTGGCTTCGCAGTCAACAATATAATGAAGAACTCTATAACAGGTTAACAATTCCGGCTGAAAAACTGGCTGAACGTAAATATGAGAAAGGCCCAGAAGGCTCCGGCGCGTATATTGAATCCGGCATAGGCCGCCCGCCTTCATATGTCTATCCTGTAGACCCAGAACAACAGCGCATAATGCAGCGCGAAGGAACGGAGAAAAATCCTCGTTCCAGCGCGCAGGGTATAGGACAGTTTATAGATAGCACTTTTGTTGATACCTATCGTAAGACTTTTCCTGACCAAGCTAAAGGTCTTACGGACGCGCGTATTCTCGCGCAACGCGGCACAATGATAGACGCTCAAACGCCTATCGAAGTGCCTATGATGAATACATTTACCCGCGAAAACAAAAACGCGCTGTCAAGAGCTAATCTTGATCCGACGCCAGGAAACACGCGCCTAGCGCATTTCTTAGGTGCTGGCGGCGCGATTAATGTTCTTAAAGCTAATCCTAATACGCCGGTTGAAAGTCTGGTTTCGCAAGAAGCTATTCAGGCTAACCCAACAGTTCTTAAAGGTAAGACCGCAGGTGAAGTCGCCGCATGGGCTAACAAGCAGATGGAAGGTGGCATTACGCCAACTAAACTAGAGCCATTAGGATCTACCAAACGCGCGGCACAAGATGGCGCGTTAGAAATCTTGACTGATATTGAATTAGATCCCGCAGGCGATGACAGAATATCTAAGTTAATATTACAATCTACAAGCGGCGGTCTTCAGAAAGCCGCTGCTGGCGCAGTTGAATACGCTACTGGCGAAGCTACTCCCGGTATGGAAGCTATCGCGCAATTAGAGACTTTTGCAAATAGCGCCGTATTAAAACAACTAGGCGGTAAGTTAGGCGGTAATATATCGAATACTGATCGTGAATTTATTCAAAAGTCTATGGCTGATATAGCCAATCCCGAAATAGGCGCAAACGCGCGATTAAAAGCATGGCAAGAAGTCAAGCGTCGTCTAGCTAAATACGCCGACGTGGAACTACCATCGGCACCGACGCGCGGCAAAGCTGGCGAATCAACGCCTCAAGTCAAACCGTTAACTGGCCGAATTAAGTTTATGGAGCTTGGCGATTAATGGACGTTGAACTCCCCGATGGCACCGTAATTGAAGGCGTTCCTGACGGGACGACTAAATCGCAGCTCATCGCTAAATTGCGTAGTAGCGGATATGACGTTAGTAAATTAACGCCAGCTCAAGACGCCACTAAATTCCGTTTTGCTTCGCCTGAAACTGAACAGGCAGGCGTAGGCGCGCTTGGTCGTTTAGGGCAAGCTACCGAAGAGTTTTTTACCAAACCAGTAGCGCCAGCGCCTGCCGCTGTGCAGGCTCAAGGTTATGATCCATTAGCCGAATACGCAGGCCGCGTAGTTGGAAACCTACCCCGCGACGTTACGCAAAGCGCCGCTGGTTTCACACCCGAAGCCTTATCCGCTACAGGCGCGGCTTTACGTGATCGACCATTACAAACCTTATCGCAAGCCGGTGGCGCAGCGTTACGCGGTGTTGGACAATTTGTTCAACATCCGTTTGAGACATTTGCCGAAAATCCTTTTTCGACGGTAACAGGTCTACAAGGTGCATCGCTGTTACGCACGCCGACACAGATGGCGGCAAACGCTTTAGCACAGGCCGCATATCCAGGAGTCCGCGCCGCGGTGTCGCCTACCAATCGTATGATTTATGACGTGTTTGGCGCACCACAAATATCGGAAGCGCTGACACAAGCTGCCCCAGGCATGACAGTGCCACAAGCATTAGCCGATATAAATGCGCCAAGAGCACAAGCTGTTGCAAGACAGGCACGCGAACTTTTACCAGAAGAGACTCGCGCTGCTACGATGGCGCAGGAAGAGGCCCGCGCGGCTCAATTAGGCGGCATCGCAGGAACGCCCGAAGATATAGCGGCAGCTAAAGCCGCTAGAGACGCTGAAGCCACTCTTAACTATAGCAGAGCGTTCAAGCAAGTTATGACTGAAACGCCTGAGTTGACGTCCATAATGGACAGGCCGTCAATGGAAAAGGCTTTTGGTCGGGCGGCGCAAATAGCTGAAGAACGCGCACAGCCATTTCAGATAGGTAAAACTAAACCGGCTGAAGTAACTGAGTCTAAGATTCTAGATGAGTTTGGACGACCCGTTCAGAAATTTACACCCGCAGAAATAGCTAAATATCCTATGCAAAGTCTTCACTATGTGAAGATGGCGCTAGACGATATGGTTCGCAATCCTGAGAGTTTCAGCATCGGCGCGGCGGAAGTATCGGCTATTCGAGATACACGAAAACAATTTATAGCGCAGCTCGAAAATAATTCCGACTACGCAAGGGCGAGAGCTACTTATGCCGCGCAGAGCGTGCCGATAAATAAAATGCAAGTGGCGCAAGAACTTGTCAAATCGGTAACGGATCCGCTTACGGAAGGGCTGACACGCGGCGGTATGTTTGCGCGCGCGATTGAGGAAGCCCCCAAGACAATTAAGCGTTCTACAGGGCAAGAATTTTTTAAAGAACTAAATGAAATATTTTCGCCTGAAGAGATGAAAGTCGTAAACGGTGTCCGCGATGAATACCGGCGCACAAAATTAGCGGATGAACAAGCGCGGCTTGGCGCTAAAGCTGCGCCAGAAGTTGAAGAATTAGCGTCGGCTAAGATTTCATCCGCGCTTAACATACCATTTCTTGATAGGACTTGGACTATTGCCAACACGTTAATTAGACGCTCGCTTGGTAAAATAGATGAAAACTTGGCGGTGAAGATCGGCATGATGATGCAGGATCCGGCTGAGTTAAATAAAGCGATTAAGAAAGCTAAAGATTACTATGCTAGGACTGAAAAGGGCATAGCGGCTATAAAAGAAGGCCAACGAAAAACAGTTCAGGCAATACCCAGAAAAGCAATCTCTGGCGCTGTTTCGTTTCAGAATGTCATGGCTCCGCAACAAAATCAAAACGCGATGGCAAGATGATGAACAACGAGTATCAAGTATTCTTTGACGTGGCCGTTGGCGTGATCGGCGTCCTGGGCGGATGGGTATTGAATACCGTCTGGGGCGCTGTCAAAGATCTGCAAGCCGCTGACAAGGAACTGGCCGAAAAGGTCGGTGAGATCGAAGTGCTCGTTGCTGGCCGTTACGTTACCCGCGATGAATTTAACCTAACACTTAGCCAAGTGTTCGCAAAGTTGGACACCATTAGAGACATCGTTAGCCAGAAAGCCGACAGATGAAAGAGAATTATCCACAGGCGCTGAAACAAGTCCTTAAATATGAGGGCGGCTACGTTGACCATCCAAAAGATCCAGGTGGCCCGACGAATAAGGGCATTACGCAAGCGGTCTATGATAATTGGCGGAAGTCGCAGAATCTCCCGACGCAAAGCGTTCGTGCTATTGCTGATTCGGAAGTTGCGGCGATTTACAAGAACTTATACTGGGATCGTATTTCTGGAGATCTTCTGCCCGCTGGCGTTGATTTTGCTGTGTTCGATTTTGCTGTAAACAGCGGAGTCAGCCGCGCGGCTAAGATGCTTCAGTCCGTTGTCGGCGTTACGCAGGACGGTCAGATTGGCCCTGCAACGATCCAAGCTACTAAAGCCTATGTCGCTCTAGCCGTAACAAACAAACGGCTGGCGTTTATGCAATCGTTGTCTATCTGGTCAACATTTGGCAAGGGATGGTCTGCGCGTATTGCGGACGTTAAAAATCAAATTGCATCCCTTACTAAATAGAATTGTCTATATCGTCGCGGTCGCTGCGTCGATTTCATATGGGGCCAAGTTGCTGTTCATGCTTGGCATCTACTTTAGGAGATCGTTTGAATGAAAAACTGGATGACCACAATCCCTGGCGTTATCACGCTCGTTGGCGTTCTCTTCAACGCTTGGCAAACCAAGACACTTGACTGGCCTGCGCTCCAAAACGCACTGATTGCAGTCGGACTCATCGCCGCTAAAGACTTTAACGTCACGGGCGTATGAACACTGTAATCTTAATTGTTATCCTTTTGGTCGTCCTGTATGCGGCGGCTAAGATGTTAACGGCTGAAGCCTATGAACGCGGACGGCGCGAGGAAGCCGTCAAGCGCATGGAGCTTCTGGCAAAACTTAAAGAAAGACAGACCAATGTTGTTATGGCTCCCAAAACATTGGATGAAACTATTGATGATCTCACCAATAATACTTTCTAGTTGCCAGTCAACGAGCGGCGGGTCGTGCCCGCCACTCGCTCAATACTCAGTCGCTCAACAGCGCGCCGTTGCCGCTGAACTTAGGCGGCTCCGTGGAACCGAAACGGCTCAGTTTATCGTCGATTACGGCAAGCTCCGCGCGGCGTGTAGGCTTTAATTCTTCTTTCTTAGCGGGCTTTAGATCAGCGCGCTTCTTGTAGCCAATGCCAGAACCTTCCTTCTGTTGCACATAGTCATTGGCAAACATCGCCGCAAAGGCTTCGTAGTTCATTGCATCTAAACGGCTGTCGATATGCGTCGGGCTGCTAAACGCTCTTGCGTTCTTAACGCAGACCATGATGATCGCTACCTCAAAGGGGTGAATATCGCGGCCCAGACGCAAAGATGCCAGATCAGCAATAAGCTGAAAATTATCTTCAATTCCACCGTAATCAGCCCCTCGCTCGCCGATTATTTCGCTTGCCTGTTGTAGTAGATCGTGCGGATTCATCAATTTCCCCTAATAGTTCGGCTCGCTCACGCAACATTCGCAACGTCGTGTAACGCTGATGCAAACGTATAATGACCGTAGACCGCTGAGCGTTCTTGCGCTCGTCACCCAAGAGATCCAATACCTCTTGTTCCGTATAGTCCGTCAGGACTTCGTTCAATTCACGCCAGTTCATTTAAAGCTAACTCCGCTAACGAACGCTTGTCATGCAGACTTGCGTAGATGCGTTCGTCAATAGTCTTATTACAGATCAGAACATAACACCACACTTCTTTTGTCTGCCCGCTACGGTGCAGTCGCCCGATGGTCTGTTCGTAAAGCTCGAGCGACCACGGCAACGATAGAAAGATGATCTTATTGCCGCCAAACTGTAAGTTCAGCCCGTGCCCTGCGCTCTTTGGATGCAGGGCCAAAAGCTCAAGTTCACCTGTGTTCCACTTGTCAACGACATTCTCATCGTCCATAGTAGAGAGTTGTGGATATTGTCTTTTTAATTCCGCTAACTCTTCCTTATAATTGTAGACAATGATTGTGTTAGCGCGCTGGTTTTCTTCGAGCACTTCTTTTAATAAATCAAACTTATGCGAAGCGACCCATTCTGCGCCGTCTGCGCCGTAAATAAAGCCACCCGCGAGCTGCTGTAATTTTTGCGTGACAACCGCTGCGGTTGGTGCTGTAATGATCTGTCCTAGTTCTAGGACAAAATCTTTCTTCATCTTATTATACGGCGCGAGATCCATATCGCAGCGCATCTCGACGACGTTGAGCGGCGGCAGCTTATCTTTGTATTCGCCAGCCTCTAACACATATGTTGCTGGTTTGATCGCGGTCATTACGTGGTTGAGCGCGCCAGGTAACGGTTCCCACTGTTGATAGTCCCGATTGACGCAATAAAAATACTGTTGCAGAAACGCGCCTTTGCTACGGCCTAGCAGCTTCTGGTCAACAACTTTACATTGACCAAACACGTCTTCCAGACCGTTAGACGTAAACGATCCTGTCAAGCCCCAGCGTATGTGGAACTTGTCAAGAATCTTTAATAGGTATTTAAACCTTTTACCGCTTGGGTTTTTTAATCGCGTAAGCTCATCAAAAACCACACCGTCAAAGCCAGTGGGATCAATGCTAGGAATATTGTCATAGTTCGTCACCACAATGTCAGCGTCAGAGTCGAAGGCGGCTTTGCGTTGCGCTGGCGTGCCAACAGCAACAGCTATTTCAAATTCCGGGCACCATTTCTGCCCTTCCTGTCGCCAAACATCAGTGCAAACACGCTTTGGGGCAAGCACTAACCAGCGTTGCACAAAGCCGCGCGCCAACATTTCTGTCATTGCGGTTAACGTAATTGCGGTTTTACCTGCGCCAACGGGCGCAAGAATCATTGCTCTGTTTTGACAGAAGAGGAAGTCTGCGGCTTCATGTTGATACGGTCGTAAGTCCATCTATCTACCTGTTCACGATTCCAGAGGCACGCATAACGCTGATTCAATTTACGCATATCTTCGGCAAATATTTTTTGTAGTGCGGACAGCTTGCCGCCATCCTTTTTTAACTCTACAAACCACGTCTCGCCGTTTGGCAAACAGACAATTCTGTCAGAAACGCCACGATTTGATAGGCTGTTAAATTTAAAGGCAATACCGTCAAGTGATTGAACGGACTTGACAAAGTAGCGTTCAATGTCTTTTTCCAAATCAGTCATAAAAAACTTATTGACACATCTGTAATAAATTGTCTAGTATGCAAATCACGAAAGGTAGTCTACAATGCACTCGGATATAGTCGGCGGTTCCACAGCGAAGCGCGTAATGAACTGCCCTGGCTCAGTTAAGCTGGCGCAATCCGTTCCCCCAAGACCATCATCAAAATATGCTGAAGAAGGATCAATGTTACATGACGCGATGGATAAGATCCTGTCTCACGGTGCATCTGTTGATGACTTTGGCTTTGGCGATGATCTCATTGAGCGTAAACTACGCCCTGCCCTTGACGCGCTGAATGAGATTGATCCTGACACAAAGATGGAATTTCAGACTGAAGTTTCCGTTTCATTTGGAGGGTATCTAGCTGGCGTATTCGGATCCTGTGACCTCATTGGTCGTATTGGCAATCGTGCAATTGTTCTCGATTGGAAGTTTGGTGATGGGGTGGCGGTGGATGCTGTCGAGAACCATCAACTTATGTTCTATGCCGCTGCGGCTATGCGGACTGACGAAGCCCGTTGGGCGTTCGAGGGCGTCACTGAAATAGAGTGCGTTATCGTTCAGCCGCCGTATGTCAAGCGTTGGACTACAACACCGGGGCGCATCAAAGCGTTTGAGCGTGAGTTGTATGATGCTGTAACGACAGCGCTGCGGCCTAATGCGCCTGTGGCGCTTGGCGATCATTGCAAGTGGTGCCCTGCCAAACCTATCTGTCCTGCAATGACGGGCGAGACAGAGCGCGCATTGCGGATACAATTAAACAGCATATCGCCGGAGGGCTACAGCAATGCGCTTATCATGGCAGACCGTCTTGAAGACTGGATTAAATCTGTGCGTGAGATGGCGCAACAGGCGCTTGAGAACAGTATCGCAATACCAGGATTTAAACTTGTGCCGAAGCGCGCGACCCGTCAGTGGGTCAACGACGAAGGCGCACTGGAAGCTCTTACAGAAATGGGACTGGAATTTGATGAATTAACAGAGACGAAATTGAGATCGCCAGCGCAGCTAGAGAAGGTGTTGAAGAAACACAAGCTCGAACTGCCGAAAGATCACGTCGTCGCTGTTTCAACGGGTAACACGATTGCGCCGGAGTCAGATCCGCGTCCAGCCGTGTTGCAACTCGGTAAGCACATCCGTGCTGCCACACTTAAACTACAGGTGAAGTAATGTCCGATTTAGTAAAGTTTAATGTTGAACATAACGTAATAGCTAATCTTTCACAGGTGTTGCGTTCGGTTAAAACCGACTTTGCGCCTATGAACGCGGCAATTATCAAGATGGACAAGACCGGACATTGGGTTGTCGGCGCTGACCAGACTGAAATTGAGAAGACTAGCGTATGGGCAGTCAATCCTTTTTCTTTCATCCATGGCTTTATTGCTTGGGGACAAGGCGAAGTATTGGCTGAGAAGATGTATCCGATAAATGTCGATCTTGACTCGGTAGATCTTGGGCCACCTCCTAGTGGCGCTGCGCGTGGTTGGGAGAACCAACTGGGCATGGCTGTTAAATGTGTGCAGGGCTCTGATGAAGAGTTAAACGCGCGTTTCTCAACAACGTCAGTTGGTGGTAAGCGCGCCTTAACAGCGCTTATGCACCAAGTGGCGGATAAATCTGACTCAGATCCTGAAGCGATTGTGCCGCTGGTAGAACTTGGTAGTGAATATTACGCACATAAGGTTTATGGTCGTGTTTACACTCCTGTATTTAAGATCATTAAATGGATTGGCTTAGACGGCACCGCCGGTGAGGATGTGATAGCTGAACCGGCAAGCACGGTGCGTCGCCGCCGTAGCTGATATTCATCTAGGTAAGATCGTCTCCTAGATGGATTGCGGGGCGGCTTCGCGTGACAACAGGCCGCCCCGTTAACTTCCAAACAGAAAGATAAGAAGATGGCCGAACGTAAAGTTTGGAATGATGCAACACGTCTAACGCCCAAAGAACAACAGGTCTATGATCTGTTTCGCAAAGGCTTTAGGTGTAAAGACATCGCGCAGATCTTGAGCATATCGCCAAGCGCTGCGCGGACAAGATTAGCTCTAGCAAAGGATAAGGTGCGCTGTGGCGGATAAACTCTTCGTTCCGGCCTATTGGCCGTTCTTCAAATCAGGCGAACTACGCCGCTTTGATTACTCTGCGCCGGATACTCCGTCGTTTACGTCTGTGTTTAGTTATGACAAAGGCAGCGACAGCATGTTGTATAACAATTACGACAGCGCTGGCACATGGTTGAACAAATGGTATTACCGTTACAACCCTGGCTTTGGTGTCGCTGAGTGGCGCGATGATTACCCAGGCAACAAGAAGGTTGTGCTATCGCCGCCGATAGGCTGGGGCGAGTTTCAGGAAGTTGGATCTGACTATATCAACTATCCTAAGTTCGACTTCTTTAAATGTTGGCCCCCTGCATCAAGCAGCGGCGTGCAGATCGTGCATTTTGAAGAACACATATCACAGATCAATGTAATGGGCGTCTATTATCAAGACGTGATCCAGTTTACTTACTTACAGAACTGGAATGGCAAGCCCGCGACCGGCGCGCGTTACTGGATGGCGCTTGGCGTGGGGCCGATCAAGACGCAGTTCTTAACGCAGGATGCAAACGACAGAACTAAAATAACGGAGTCAGTCGTATGGGACGCGAAGATAACGACCGTGAATTAAGACTAAAAGAACTGATGGGCGACTTACTGTTCACCATTAAAGAATACTCAGAGAAAAATGAGAGGCCAGATGAAATACTTTTTGTCCTTGACCGTATTACTGCCGCTTATCGCACAGCCTTTGAAAGCACAGGAGGTGGAAACGCCAAGGTTCACGGAGATGAACTACGGTGAACAGACTTTCATCTATGACCGCAACGGGCGCATGGTCGCTGCGGGCGTAGGCGATGAGTATGGTATGTATTACAGCAACCGCTACGGCCAGACTATCGGCACAAGATACGACGCGCCAAAATGATCTGGTTAGATTTTGAAACGCGCAGCGAGTGCGATCTGACGACGGCGGGCGTATATAACTACGCTCGTCATCCGACGACGCAGATCTTGTGCATGGCCTTTGCATTTAACAACGATAGCGTCAACGTCACAACTAACGTGTCGGAGATGCGTAAGATAATATCTGAGGCACATGATCAACAGATCTGCGCGCACAACGCCGCGTTCGAGCGTCTTATAATTACGCATGTGCTTGGCATACCAATGGTCATAGATCGCTTCTACTGCACCTCTGCGCAGGCACGCGCTAACTGTATGCCAGGATCGCTCGAAGATGTCGGTCGCTTTATGGGCGCGTCAATGCGTAAAGATCACAAAGGTGGCGCGCTCGTTAAGAAGCTCTGCACGCCGCCGTTCAAAGGCACTGATGAAGACATGCAGGGCTTGATTAACTACTGCGCGCAGGACGTTCGCGTCATGCGTGACTTTAGCCTACGCATACAGCCGTTGAGCGAAGAACAACTTAAAGATTACCATGTCAACGAGCGCATCAACGACAGAGGCGTGCGTGTCGATGTCGGGCTATGTAAAGCCGCGCTGGCGTATTCTGAGATTGAAGTTGTTGATATTCAAAAGCGCGTGACTGAAGTTACGAAAGGCGCGATCACATCCGTCCGCAGTCCTAAGATGCGCGAGTGGGTGTTAGCGCGGCTGGGGCCGGAAGCATTAAAGCTGGCGGTCAAGAACGATAAGCCGTCTATCGACAAGAGCGTGCGGGCCGCGCTGTTGTCAATAGACGACCCTGACCAAGTGCCGCCCGATGTCCTTGAGGTTATCCAAGCCGCCGATGATATGTGGGCGTCGTCTGTCGCTAAGTTCAAACGCCTCGAACAACTTGCGTGTGACGATAATCGTGTGCGCGGCGCGTTTGTATTCGCGGGTGGCAGCGCAACAGGTAGAGCGTCATCATACGGGGCGCAAGTGCATAACTTCGCACGTAAGTGTGCAGACAAACCAGACTCAGTTCGTCAAGATATGGTGCGTCGTAAACCGATAGTGCCTATACATGGTAAGCGCGTCACTGATGTGCTCAAGGGTATGTTACGCCCCGCGTTAATACCAGCCACTAACAAAAAGTTTGTAGTAGCAGACTGGGCGTCCATTGAAGCCCGTATAACTCCGTGGTTGTCTAATAACGGTCAAGCCAAACTAACTTTGTTTGAGACGGGCGCTGATGTTTATAAAGTAAATGCCGCTAAAACATTTAATATTGAAGTAGATCAAGTGACAAAAGATCAGCGACAGATCGGTAAAGTTCAAGAGCTTGCGTGTGGTTTTGCTGGCGGTGTCGGCGCGTTTGCTGCGATGGGTCGCATCTACGGCATTGATTTACCTGAGAATGAAGCAAACAAGATGGTCAAAGGCTGGCGCAAAGCGAATGATTGGGCCGCTGAGTTCTGGTCTGCGCTAGAAGTTGCATACATTGACGCAATGCGAAATGACGACAAGGAATATGAAGCGGGCCGCGTAAAATACTTGCGGCAGAACAGACACCTTTGGTATATTCTCCCTTCGGGCCGGATGCTTTGCTATCCGTATGCCGCATTTAACGCCGCAAAAGAAGAGGTGACATACGCAAAAGCGTCTTTCAAGCCCAGCGCCGACGCTAAACAATGGCCGCGCGCGAGGTTATGGAAAGGTTTAGCTTGTGAAAATATTACACAAGCTACCGCAGCAGATATTTTACGTCATGCTTTACGCTGCCTTGATAACGAAGGTTTTGATACTGTTTTACACGTTCACGATGAAATTGTTATTGAGACAGATAATCCAGACAAAGCACAAAAAGCATTAGAAAGAATAATGAAAACGCCGCCAGCGTGGGCGGAAGGTTTACCATTAGACATAGAAGTTTCCGTTATGGGGCGGTATGGCAAATGACTTTCGTTGATTTTCTTAAAAGCCTTGCATTTGATGGCGAGACACCACTGTTTGTTAAACAAGTATTAAAGAAGCGTGACGGTCAGGTCTATTATTTTCCTGACGGAACGCCTGACTCAACTTATCCGGCCTACTTACCAGAACAGGCGCGCATATGCGATGGCGATGCGTGGTATGGTAACACTGGCTGTTATATCTTAGAGCGTTTCACTGACAATAAAGTCAGCGCATCAGCCGCTAATTGTGATTACGTTCTTGTTATGATGTTAGATGACATTGGATCGTTGAAAGATTACGGTCAGCTAAAGATACCGCCGTTAGAACCTACGTGGAAGATGGAAACAAGCGAAGGTTCTATACAGTGGGGCTATGCTTTTAATCCAGATAATCAACCAACAACGAATGAGTTCAGCGCAGCGATTAACGCCATAGCTGACGCGCTCTACACTGACAAGGGCGCGGTCAATCCCGTGCGTAACTTTCGTCTTCCTGGCAGCGTGAACTTTAAACGCGGGCGTAACAACTTTGCCGCTAAGTTGCTTGAGTTTCATCCAGACCGTTTGTTCTCGCTCGATCAGATCTGCACCGCTCTTGATGTAACGCCAGGCGAAGCGAACACAGCGCGCGGTCATCATATACGCATTAAAGATACAGGCGGTGATAATATCACATCGTGGCTTAACGAGAACAACCTTATCTTATCCAGCAACAACAATGAAGGCTGGCGTAGCATTATCTGTCCTAACCATGCGGAGCACAGCGAAGGAATAGAAGGCCGCTATCAGTCATCGACTAGATCATATTTTTGTTTTCACGGTCATTGCAGAGATAAGATCGACAGCAATTATTTTTTGAAATGGGTTGCTGACAATGGTGGGCCGCAAGAGAAGCAAGGTCTGCGGAGTGAACTGCTAACAGATCTTGGTAAGAAAGTTCGCGCTAACATAGAACCAACTGCGGCGTTTCCAGATGATGCTAAAGCGCGGCAGATTGAAGCTGACATCTTAACTGCAAAAGTAGAAGATCGCGCTAAATGGTTTAAAGAATGGGCTTACGTTGTAACTGATGATGGTTATTTTAATTTAGTTAATCGTCGTGAAGTCTCGCGCGCATCTTTTAACGCAATCTTTCGTGGCACTAAATGCGTGTCAATACATAATAATCGTCGCATCGAAGCATCAACATATTTTGATGAAAACCGTGAGACGTTAGGAGGCGAACTTGTCAATGAGATTACTTACGCAGCGGGTGAGAAGGCGCTTGTTACGCGCGATAGTATTATCTATGGCAATAAATGGATTAACGCGCGCCCAGAGATCAAACACTCAACAGCAAACATAGATCGTTGGCTGAAGCATTGTGAGACGCTTGTGCCAACTGACTTTGAACGCGAGCATATCTTCGACATGATGGCGTTTAAGCTGCAACATCCAGAGGTCAAAATTAATCACGCGGTGTTGCATGGCGGCGATGAAGGCGCTGGCAAGGATCTTATGTGGGCACCGTTTATCTGGAGCATATGCGGCCCGTTCCAGCGTAACTACGGTTTGATTAAGAATGAGTTGATTAACAATCAGTGGGGCTATCTTTTAGAAAGCGAGATCGTTGTCCTTAACGAGCTGAAGGAAGGCGAGGCCGTTGAGCGCCGCGCACTGGCTAACCAGCTTAAGCCGCTTATCGCTGCCCCGCCGGATCTTATCTCGATCAACCGTAAGGGCTTGCATCCGTATTATATGCTCAACCGTCTATTTGTCTTGGCGTTCACCAACCATCGCCTGCCTATCACGCTTGAGTCGTCTGACCGTCGCTGGTTCTGCATATGGTCAACGTCGCCGCGTATGAAGAGTGAGGACGGCGCAGAGATGGCCGCGTGGTATCAGAAGGAAGGCTTTAACGCTATCGCTGGCTGGCTGAATGACCGCGATGTGTCTAAGTTTAATCCTGGCATGTTCCCACCTCTGACGGACTACAAGCGTTCGCTGATCGAGAGCGGCATGTCTATCGCTGAAAGTTACATATTAGACGCGATCAATAATCAGAAGCATCCGTTTACGCGGCGTGTTATTGGTAGCCCGTTTCACAAGATCTGCCATGAATTATCTGTCGATGATGACGCGCCGTTCACCAAGATGAAGATACCGCCAGCGGCGCTATTTCAGGCGCTTAAAGAGGCCAAATGGATTGACTGTGGCT